GGAAAAATATGGTGGTATCTAATCCGAGAACTTTGGAAATCTGGAGTGATACAGTTTTTCCCTGAGCACGCAGACTACGATTCGCTGGACTGGTTTAAACTGAACCAACCTTACGTTTTAACAACACAGGGTTCGTCAGGTAGCGAAGCAAACGAAGTAGATCGATGCAGGAAAATAGTATCAGCACTCAAACCGGAAGTTCGACGATGGCTAATTGACAAAAAGCGTGTTGGTGATGTTGTTTCGTACTTGCTTCGGTCTAATCAATACTCTGGTTATTTAGATCCTTTATCCCATAGAGTCGTTGTCGATACCAGCGATGCAACACAAGAAGACATTAATCTAGCAGCGTCTATCACACTCGACACGATTCCACCATCGCTAAAAATCAATGTTATTAGCGACAGCTTGCAAGGAAACGACACGCAAGAAATATGGGATTCGCACACAGTACGAACTGATGAGGTAGTTGGTTTTATCCGAAGGACGAATGCACAGATTCGTACTATTGTTGTCGAGCTGGAAGCAAATAAGCTATGCCAACTTCATTGGATTAAATCGCAAGGCGTTTCGGCTATTACTTACGATAACCCTGAGAAAACAAGAGCGACGATCACTATCCCGTTGCAAGGTAACTTTGATGTTGCCAAGCCTGATGGGTCCATAATCGAATCCAACCGAGTAGAGTTGATCGCAGTGGCTCACGACGGAACCCATTATTCTAGTCCGGTTTTTGTTACTGAGTATTTTCCACCCGAAACAAGAGTAGAGAGAAAACGAATGAACGAAATCATAATACATGCTGATAACTCGTTTCGATTGCGTGTAAACGAAAACCAGATAGCAATGGGAGACGACTGGAAAAATCGTTATGCGACTCCTTTCTCCCAGTGGAAAGAATCAAACACGATCGAAGTGGAAGTGATCAACGCTGGTGGTCCTGGTGGGATGCTGGGTGCTGTATATGTTGGCGATGTGTTGCATGTGACAGATGCAAGCTGGCAGGCTAGCTTAGATCGAGTCAATTGGGTTGCTCCCTCTGTGATGAGTCACGCGGGTAGTCCTTGGGATCGGGAGCGTCTGGTGTTACCTGCTGCGTGGGGAAATGCTGCCTGGCTATGGCATCCGCAAGCTACCGAGAATTCAACTGTTTACTTCCGAAAAACAATAGGTGCTGTTTTACCAGAACCAGTACCTACACCAGAGCCGCAACCAGTTGTTGGTGACTTTGAACGACGCATCGCAGCACTTGAATCGACAATTTCAAAACTAAAAGACGCATTTAGGTAAAAACATGCCAGTGAAAGACACGATTCAATCAAGACGAGGTAGCTCCGCACAATGGAGTGCGGCTAATCCGATACTTGCGGACGGTGAGATCGGCTACGACAGTACTACGAAGCAGATGAAGGTCGGGGATGGGGTGACGGCTTGGAATGCGTTGGGGTATTCTACGCCGGTGGTATCTAGCGTTGCGTATACGTCTCAGACGCTTACCGATGGGCAAAAACAGCAAGCAAGAATCAATATAGGTTGGATAGACATTTCACTTGATGGTGGTAATGCTTCAAGTATTTACGACGCAATAGACGGAGGCACAGCATGACACAACGGATGCAGCAACGCAGAGACTCGGCAGCAAACTGGACTTCGGTTAATCCGGTTCTTGCTTCCGGCGAGATTGGTATTGAAACAAACTCGACGCCGAGGCGGTTTAAGATTGGTAATGGTGTGACGGCTTGGAGTTCTCTACCGTACAGCGACAACACTTCCGAAGAAAACACAAATCCTATCGTGATTCTTTTTCACGGGGACAGCAACATGCACGGAATGCCGCTAGACACCTCAGCCCAAGCGTGGGAAATCTTATCAAGATCAGATTTGAAGATTTTAAACAACTCTAGTTTAGTTTTTCAGGATTTGGATATTGGTTCAAATAATGATGCTTCCTCTGTCGGACGACATGGGGCAGAATTGCAACTTGCAAACTGCTGTAGATTAGGTGATTTGACTGGCACGGTTTACTGTGCAAAGGTTGCTGTGTCTGGTTCTAGAATTGCTGAATGGTCTGTTGGAAATGCAACAGGATATTGGACTAATTTCCTAGCACGTATTGCCGCAATAGAATCACAACTAGGAACTACTAACATACGATGGATTGTATGGAACTCTTCGGGCATCAACGAAGCCCGCGATAACATGACTGCGGCAAATTACAAATCGGCGTTAATAGCTCACTTTGCAAAATTGCGCAATCGACTTGGAGCAACAACCCCTATTTTGCATTTAAACATCCCAACAGGGTTCGCAGAATACAACGCGGCCTACGCGACCAAGATCACAGAGATAGCATCGGAATATGCTGACACCTACGCTATTTCGATCATTAACATTGCTGTAGAATCGGACAACATCCATTATACCTATCAAGGACTCAAGAACCTGACAGAAAGACTTGTTGATAAAACTCAAGAAGTTCTAGGATATCGATCACAGGAGAAAAAAGCGGTAACATTTTCACAGCTAATAAGTGCTACAGTGGATGGACAGGGGATACGTTCGTCTGGCGCATCTATTTCTGGAGGAATATCTAATAGAGCTTTTTCAAATGATATCGCGTGGTCTGTAATTGCGAACTTTGAGGGAGGGACTGGCAGTCCTGTGTTAGTTGCAATAGATAACATCGAAACAGACAATCTTACTTGGAACGATCATAACTATTTGGCAAGTTTTGTTTGGGTAAGCGGAACAGCCTACTACGGCACATCATCCGCATACATCACAGCCGCAACTGGCTTTACTTTCCCTTCCAAGGTTAAGTTCGAAAAGTCTGCAAATGACATAAGAATAAGCAGCACAACTGACGGTGGTTTAACATGGACAGTGAGACACACAATATCTTCAGCACTGACAAACGTCACTGCTCTTTGGATTAAGGTTGTTTTTCAAGGTTCATCGGTAGGAAATAGGATTAAAGTGAATTTATACCAATGACAGTATCCCCCCATACCAAAAGGTACTTCCATGCATCAATAAATACCATTCGCGACCGAAGGCGGCGAACACTCAGGACACAGTACGGGGGGTGGTGAAAATGTACAGCGATTTTAACACAGCGACCGCCTTGCCGACTTCCGTATATGTCCGCAAAACGGGGAGTTTTAATTTTTGAGGTTTTGTAAGTGTGGAAAAGTTTTGAAAAACGGCGAGAGTTGCAAGAACTGCAAGCCAGAAACAAGGAAGACGAAGGAAAGAGGTTATGGATCGGATCACAGAGCAGCGAGCGAACGACATCGAACAAACTACCCACTTTGCGAAAGGTGCATGATGGTAGTTGGAGTCGAGTCGGCAAACATAAGCGAGCACATGCACCACATAATTGCAGTAAAAGACGACGAATCCAGGCGGATGAACTTCGACAATTGGCTAGCTGTCTGTGTGCCGTGCCATGATCTTTTAGAAGGTGATGCGATGGCGGGAATAGAGGTTAAGCAGTGGAGCAATCAACACTACGTTGAAGCATTAAATGAAGGACTATCGTAATGGCAAGACCTAGAAAAGATCCCGCAGTATTAGAAGCCTCTGGAGCGTACGTAAAAGATCCGCAACGCAGACCTAAGGATATGCCGAAGTATGTCCAGGGGGCTCCGGAAATGCCTGAGATTGTGTCTGAAAACAAAGACGCCGCTTGGTATTGGAATTGGTGCTGCACGATCCTTGGTGACGCAGGAGTTCTAACGACGGCTTGTGCTCCTTTGCTTACTATGCACGCTCTAGACTGGGCACAGTTGATGTGGCTTTACTCAGAATGTAAGGAAGGCAATGTAGCAACGGTTGGGGCGACAGGAGGACCGATTACGAAGCCGGAAGCAACTCAACTACACATGCACGCAAACCGATTTCTAAAAGAGTTGACAGAGTTCGGGCTTACTCCTGCAAGCAAATCGAAGATTGTTGCCGTCGGTGGCAAGAAAGAACTAGACCCGTTTGCCGAAATGCTACTTCGAAGGATGGGTCCAAAACCTAACTGATTATGATTTGCACGACTCCAACTAAGCAAAGAATACACAAGTACATTGAGGATGTCCTCGATGGTACGGTCGTGGCTGGTAAGTTGGCAATCGCGGCATGTGAACGTCACCTAAAGGACTTGGAGCGAATCGGCAACGAGGATTTTCCGTACTACTTCGATGAAGTCGAAGCGGAGGATATTTGCAACTTCTTTCCGATGGCATTGCGTCATTCGAAAGGAAGTAAGTTTGCTGGCCATCCTTTTCACTTAGAACCGTGGCAGTTGTTTATTGTTTGGAGTATCTACGGATGGAAGCGAACAGCGGACGACACTCGAAGATTTCGTTATGCTCATCTGAGTTTCGGTAGGAAGAACGGGAAAAGTACGCTTGCTGCTGGCTTTGCGTTGATTGGTTTGGTAATGGATCGCGAGCCGGGTAGCGAAATCTACGTCGCAGCAACTAAGAAAGACCAAGCGAAGTGCGTGTTTGATGAAGCTGTTCGAATGAGGACTTCCAACAATTCCTTAAAAAGCATGGTAAAAAGCCATATAAACAGGCTTTTTGTGCCAGAAACTAACTCCTTTTGCTGCACGACAGCAAGCGACAAGCCTTTGGACGGGCCAAACCCTCACTATGTAATCTTTGACGAGTTGCACGCATGGCGCAAGCAGCACCGGAAATACTATGACACGATGGTGACGGGTTCAGCTTCGAGAACGCAACCTCTGCAGATTGAGATCACGACATTCGGAGACGATCAAAGCGAAATTTGGCTAGAGACGTTGCAACTATGCAAGTCGATCTCACTTGGTAGCGTAGTCGATGAATCTAAGTTTGTGTTCATCGCTGCAATCGATGACGAAGACGATCCGTTTGATGAAAATTGCTGGATAAAAGCAAATCCGAATCTAGGAATCTCGGTTTCTTTAGACTACTTGCAACAGCAAGCGACAGACGCAAAAAACAAGCCGAGTTTTAAGAAGACTTTCCTTTCTAAGCACATGCAGAGAATTACCAGTTCTTCTCAACGTGCTATCGAAAAAGATACGTGGGACGCCGCCAAGGACGTTTTGTCCGATTGGAAACTAGCGGACGCAATAGGATTAGGAATCGACGTTGGAGCAAGAGACGATTTTGCTGCGTTCGGCACGTGTGCACGCTTCTTGGTTGGAGAAGAAACGATCATCGACGAAAAGGATGGCGAAAAAGTCGTTCCTGTTTATCGATATGAGATAAAGGCAAAGGCTTACATAGCGTCTGACACGTTGCGAGACCTAACAGCGGAACCTTTTGCTAGCTGGATTTATGGAGACAAGATGCATTCGCACCAGCAACCGTTAATAAAAATGCGTACTGATATCCTGAGAGATATGGAAGATTTTGGGATAACTACAGCCGCATACGATCCGAGTAACGCAAAGTTACTGGCGGAAGAGATTATATCGGAAGGATTTCAAGCTGTTTCGATGGCTCAAAAGGCTTATATGTTTAACGAGCCAATACGCGAGTTCTTGCACTTGCTAAAGATTGGACTGATTAAGCATGATGGTCATCCTGTTTTGTCGTGGATGGCGTGCAATGCAATCATCGTGGCCGATGCAGATGGAAAATGGAGATTCGACAAAGGAAACTCCAATGATAAAATTGACATGATAGTCGCTATTGTTATGGCGTTTCGCGTCTGTCAACTGGCACCTACACGCAGTACGGGGAGCATGTTTTTGATATGATGCAGCCACTACGCTGGTTTTGGGATATGTTCAAGAGTAGCGACGAGTCAGCAATGACTGTCAATAAAGCGTTGACTAGCGCAGCGTTTTTCTACGGAGTTCGCAAGATCAGTAACAACTTTTCTATGCTGCCATGTTCCCTTTACAGAAAACAAAACAGGTCAACGACAGTACAAGTCAACCATCCTTCGCATAAACTTCTGAAGGATAGGCCAAACGCTTATCAGTCACCATTAATCTACAAGCAGCAACACTTAAACCATGCACTGCTTTGGGGAAATGCCAGAGCTTACATACACCGCGTAAATGGAGTTCCTGTCGAGCTAATCCCATTGATGCCAGACAGAACACTTACAGTCATGAGTGAAGGGCTAAAACTTCACTTTACAAAACCACATAGAGACGAGCGTTTTGATTTGCTGAACGACATGCGAGAAAATCCAGAGGATACTGTTGTTTTAGAAGACTCCAACGTGTTTCATACGATGGGATTTACTTTAGACGGTTTTACGGGTGTTTCAATTGTCCAGCTAGCCGCAAGCACTTTAGGGATCGACACCGCAAGCGATAACCATTCACTAAAGCAACTTAAAAAAGGCTACGCAGGCGGATTGATGCTAGAAGCTCCTCCAGGTGCATTCCGAGAAGAGGCTAAAGCAAAAGAGTTTCTAGAGCAGTTTAGGAACGCACACGACGGGGACTCAAACGCAGGCAAAACAGGTTTACTTCGTGAAGGAATAAAAGCGAATGTTCTAGCAATGAGTAACGCGGACGCTCAACTTTTAGAAAATAGAAAATTTACTCGTCAGCAGGTCGCTTTATGGCTAGGCCTAGAAACGATACTCGGAGACGATAACAGCGTTTCTTACAACTCGCTGGAACAAAAGGTTTTGTCTTACTTGATGAACTGCCTTGGCGCGTGGCTTACGCAGTATGAGGAGCAAGCAAACATGAAGCTACTGACGGAATCAGAACGTTCTAGAGGCTTTTACCACAAGTTCAACGACGGTGCTTTGCTTCGTTCCGACAAGTCTGCAACTGCAGAGTTCGTATCAAAGCTAATAACAGCAACCGTTATCAGTCGAAATGAGGCTAGAAGCTACTTCGATATGAATCCGGTGGATGGTGGGGACGAGTACGAAAACCCTAACACTTCTTCACGTGAATCTAGCCAGTCTGACGACAGAGCTGAGGCAGCTATAGAATCACAGCTTCGTCACATGATTCGCGTCGAGTCAAAGCGTGTTTTGCAGCACGCAGACGACAAGAATTTTCTCACGTGGATGGAGAATTGGTATTGTGACTGGGAAAAAACGCTTGGTGACAAAATGGAGCAGCTTGGGCTCGATCGCGACTCATCCCAAACGCATTGCGAAGAATCTAAGAGACTTCTTTTGGAAGCAACGAATTCAAAGCCAGAAGACTTCCGAAAAACTCTAGAAAACTGTGTAGAATCTTGGGAAAACCGTGTTTTTTCTGTAAAAAACAACAAGGAACATGAACAATGCTTACCGTAAATCAATCGACTGGAGAACTTTTTCTTTATGGTGCTGTTGGTGCATCCTGGTTTGAAGATTCCTTTACTTCGATGGAAGTTATTGAGGCTCTTGCATCGATTGGAAAAAAACGTGCAATCGTT